GTACGCATGCGCTCTAAAAAAACGCCCTGTGAGCGACTGCCCTTTTTGCTGTTGCAAATTTTACAGCACGAAACCATGTTCGAAATATCAATGGCTAACTCAGGTGCTTTACTCACTGGAATTATGTGATCTATAGTCATGTCCTTGCCCTCGTATCCACAGTAGAAGCAAGTCCATCCATCTTCTGCGAGCTTACGCAATCGAACTTCTTTGTACTTCCTCGATAGTCTAGGGTCATTGCGCTTGCTACTCATTGCCAACCTTTAACTCTTAGATGATGTAGTGCCTTGCAGTAATCAGGCTCATCATAGCGTGTTACTCCATAACGATTGGCTACATAGTGCCACATCCAATAGAACTGCACATCATCTGGCTTACCCTTTAAATACTTACTTCTTCCTTGATAGTAACCATGGTGTGATCCATTAACTGCATGTCTATCAAACCTAGATTCTCTATACACAATAGCGTTATGACACAACTCTTGTACTTCAGTAAGTTGTTTATCAGCTAATTGTCTAATGCTTTGAATAGGTCTTTGTGAGCCTCCGTCTGCTACCTGCAAAGGTACAGATAGAGATATCCCAATAACGAAGGCTACCCACTGCGCTCTACGCGTAAGCGGCGCTGTGTGAGCCCCTTTAAGGGCTCTAGCCGTTAGAGTACCATAATGACAAAGCACATCGACAAAACCGCAGGTCAATGGGCGTGTCAACTTACCTAGAATCTGTAGTATAGAACCCAGTACCTTTGAAATGTGCCGGAACAGAACTATAAATCTTGCGCATACTAGACCCGCAGAACGGGCAATCAACATCATGTGGTTCATTGATACTCAACTCCTTGTCATATCTGGCATTCGCCTCGCATAACTCGTTATCACACTCGAACTCATAAATAGGCATTATCTAATTTTACCAATTTTTGATTTTGTTAAGGTTGATCGAGCCATATCGCCCATTCCAACCAATATGCACTGAAACATAATCTGACCTGATTTTCCATTTGGTCGTTCAAACTTAAGGTTAGGCGGCACAATACACAAACTGTCTGCATCCTCCCAAACACGACCAAACCATTTAGCTTTAGATACTGGAACTAATGAAATTCCATTTCCATGTTCAATAAACTTATTCATAAACGGTGTTGGATTACTGTAGGGTGGATTCATCCACACAAATCCATCCCAAGGCTGAACAAGGGCATCATCCTCAATCGTGTAAAACTTTTTGGCTGGCACTAAACCCGTACCGCCCTCTGGCGAACAAACATCTAAATCAAAATCCACCGCGAGGGTGTCAAATATCCATTTAGGCGTGTACCAATCGTCAGCCATTGCTCTCCTTGCAGGTACGGCAATCTACGCCGACTAATTTCCACGATCCACATTGTGTGCATCTTTCAGGCTCTAATTGTACCGAGTCCTGCTGAATATCGCCGTAACCAGCCATCAGTAATAAGTCAACAAGCTCAGAGAATCTCATGAATGCTAAGTAGTTTTCAGGCGTTTCTCCTTGCCCATTCATTCTGCATACAACAATGCTTTTCTCTTGACCCTTAGCTCTGGACTCTGATTGTTTGATAAACGCTAAAGGCTGGAAGGAAGAACGTGCCTTTACTTCTATGTCGAACGGGACATTCAACACGTCCTTCCCTGCACCCCGACCAACGACTGCGCTTCTCCACCATTGCGATAGGTAGGCTGCCACCACTCGCTCGGTTCGCAATCCTCGGTCTTTTCTGTGTCGCGTCATGCACGTCCAGCAGAGTTAACAGTTCCACAGTCAGCGCATACCCACTCATGCTTCAGGTATCTATCGCGTATCTGTGATCTAGTAGGAAACTTATTACATAACTGGCAGATGAGCTTGTATCCCAATTCTTCAAGCAGTTCTGCATTGGCTCGTAAATTGGCTCTCTGTTCTTCGTTAGGGAATTCTTCCCAGTCGCCATCTTGGTTTAAGAATTGTATGTATCCCATCAGCGTTTAACCTGTGGCTTCCATTGTCCGGTCTCTTTATCAATTTCGTACCAGATAGGGTCGCAACGTTCTGCTTCTCCTAAAATATGAGCCATGCACTTCCAATGCCCCCATTGACGATTTCCAGCCTTAGTCGTTCCTGTTTTCCATACACGAGCACCATGGACGCAACTCTCGTCCGTCGCTATGCCACCAAGGGCATCCTTGACCGTCTCTACAGCTTGCTCCATTGTTGTCACCGGTGCAGCATTTGAAATCGTCCATGGATCACTAGCCTTTTCTACTGGAATGTATTGCTTTGATGTATCTGCCATCTTTGCTTTGGTTTCTTGGATTGTCTGACTTACCTGAGCCTTGGAAGCAACTTTACTCATTTCTTCCCTAGAAGCCCTTTTACCTTTTGTGGCGTATCCAGCATTAGCAAGAGCGCGCCCAATTGCAGATGTTTCACAATTCTCCAGCGCAGAGGTCGCATTAACTCCTCGACCTTGTACAGTTTCCTCGGCGAGTCCTGTAGTCCAAGGACGCGCATCAGCTTCAGTTCGAAAGATAGATGCCAGCACAATAAATCTGCTTGGGCTTGCTTCGAGCATCTGTGTATGTATTTGTCCATCTTCGTAATCCTTCCAAAACTTAATAAGTCTTTCTTCAACTGTCTCGTAATCATCTAGGTTAAACATAGAGTTCATTCTCCTCGGTATGTAATTGACCGGCTATGGCAACGTACGCTGCGAGGTCGATGTAAGTGTCTGTCTTAGCAGTTTCCATTGATCGTGCGACTTTGACCAATGCCATACACATTGCCACCTGATAATCTGTAATTGGCATTTCGAGGTATGAAGCCCAGAGTGCGGCTGTCCTTTGCATATTGTCTGAAGGGTGACCGTAATCAAGTCCTCGTTCTTGGATAGTAGCTCGCGCTTCGTTGAGGTAGTCACGGGCATTCATCGATTAGCCTTGAGTTGACGTTCACGATCTTCGTAATGGCGGCGTACTGCCATCCTACCTTCAACCTTGCCGTCTGAGTTTCCTGCATAATATCCGACTCCATAGCATGTAACTGCTGCTAGGAATATAAGTACAATTTCGTTCATTCTAAGCCCTTTCTGTAGATGTAAAACAAACTCTACATTAGGCGATGGCGACAGCCTCCATGTTTAGATAACGAAACGATAACGATTTCATCCACAGTCTCGTCACCGAGGTCAGGTCTAGCGAACCCTTCCATAGACCTTACCCTGCACAATAAACGTGCCATTCTTCTCGATGTTAATTATGTCCACTTGGACGTTAATTCCCTTGACATACATGATTGCAAAGGCTTGCTGCCAATTAGCCGTCCCACGGGTGTATGAGGCTTGTCTAAAGTCCATGAGATTACCTACCTCAACACCGTGTAAAACACGCCCTAAACGGCCTCCAGAGGCTTCTGTGAAGGCACTACGCCCTGCTCTGTGAGTATGTCCTGAAATGACGTTCTTGCCATGCCTACGGGCTGCCTCAAGGGCTGAGAGCCCACCTAGTTGTTTAATGGGAGTATGGTCGCCGTGGACTGCAATCCAGTTGGGAGCAATAGCCATTGGGTTCTTATGGAAGGTAATTCCAAGCTCATCGAACTTCATGAACTTCTCAAAGCGTAACTCTGGCAATGACAAGAATGAGGGAATCTTTTTCATGATGATGTTGTAGAGCCGGTCTGTGTGATTAGATCGGATGCAATCGGTAACGCCTAGTTCCCATAGGAGCTGAACGCATCGGTCTCGGTCATCGCCTAGAGTCTGCTCATACGCTTGAGGCGTACCTTCAGACCACTTGCTTATTGTTTGGAAGTCAATCTCATCGCCTATGGTGACGGTCTGGTCAGGCTTGAAGGTTGTCAGAAACTTTGCAATGTTTCGAGTGACGTGCTCATCCTCGAATGGGACTTGTAAGTCCGAAAGTATTACGATTTTCTTAATCGTCGTCCTCGTCATAGTCGTTGTCGCCTATCTTTTCGAGTGGCTTAACTGGCAAAATCCAATCAGGATAAGACTCACGATCTAAAAGCAACCAAAATGCCATGTCTGTAGAGAATCCGGCTTTGCGAAGGCTTGTGTAATAAACGTGCAAAGCAATACAGTATTGGTCTAAAGCTGAATACGCATCAAGGTCTATGACCTTCTTGGTTCTTGCCATAGGATAAGTGTTACTTACCTAACATCTCGATTATTGTATCGACACGCGTTTCTAAACGATTGACTTGATCCTTAATACTTGAACCGCCATTGGGCTTAAGTTCTGTGAGGTAATGCTTAATCATGAACTGTGTGTAAGTTGCCACGCCACCAAGGACTGTGATTACTCCTACAGCCCAAGCTGCGAGGTCAACCGAGTTCATCGCTTAGGAGTTGCGTAACCGAATACGCCAGCTAAGACTGCCCAAAGAACAGAGCGATAATCAAGTGCAAAGTTAGACGCACCCCAAGCTGCTAAGAAAGCACCTGCTGTAAGTATTGCTGGGTTCTTCATGTTCATTGTGTGCCGCCTATCATTGGGATATTAAAGAACGAGCCATCTGCATCGCCCTTCTTAGTGAAAGAGATATGGCAATGATGGTCATGCGGATTGATTCCAGAATACTTACGCCAGCGCCACCCCATGCGAGGGGAAGCAATCTTTCCTGCGAATATGATGTAACTAATTCTCTTGTCAGACTTTGCGCAGAGTCGAATCTGATCCGCAAGGTCAGGCATGAGGTCAGGCTTTTTCTTTCCAGATAAATCCCTGTCAACATCAAGGGCTGTGACGATACCTTGTTGATTAGGATTGTGCTGAGAAGGACGTGTTGAATGACGGTAGTCGCCAAGCCAGCCGTCTGAGGTCTTATCTCTACTTGGGTAAGTATCATCAATCTGGAGTCTAAGCTGTTGTCCAGCTTTGCAGAGCAATGGCTTCACAATCTGCACACTCCCATCGCTTTTGAGCGTTTAACAATAAAGTGTCATGACCACATTCAGGCATTGGTGCAATAAACGCATCATCTATTGGGTCGTATGTATAACCAACTCCTGCATAGTTATATCTAATAGTTCCGTTGTATGAAGTCTTTACCCAAGTGCCGCCAATATTGTCAATAAGCCATTGATAGCCTTCGTCACCTGCTGGGTCGTTGTTATCTCCAACAGTTACGCGAATGACTTTATTATCAGAATCTAATTCTGCCCAATGACTCATGCGGCATACCTCACAATAACGAGACCAGACCCACCATTGCCACCAACGTAAGTTCCGAAACGTTCTGCGCCACCGCCGCCTGAACCAGTATTTACTGTTCCGCTAGTTGCATTGATAACTGTAATGTCTCCACCTGTACCACCGCCGCCAGTTCCGCCAGTTCCTCTAACACCGCCATTAAATACACTTGCGCCACCGCCACCGGCAATTTTCCCACCTACTCCAGTAGAGGTTGCACTCAACCAAGTAGAAAAATCAATACTGTTATAGACACTTGAACCGTTACCACCATTTTGTGAACTACCAGCAGCACTTGAACCGCCGCCACCGCCGCCTCGTTCTGATGCACCGGCAGCGCCATTAGCACCTGCATAACCTTCAACTGGAGAATAGCCGCCTGAATTACCAGCAGCTCCAGCAGTAAATCCTAAATTATATGATCCACCGCCGCCTGAACCGCCCGTAGTTGAGCTTTGTCCGATTGTTGTGGTTTGAATAGACGCACCACCGCCGCCGCCGGATGCCGCTAGAGAATTGATTGAAGAAGCAACTCCTACACTTCCAGCTAAACCAGCAAGAGGAGCAGGTGAACCTTGACCACCCGTGCCACCACCGCCAACAATGCAACTATAAGTTCCGGCTGTAAATGTTTGACTTGCAAACGCACGAGCGCCACCTGCGCCACCGCCGCCGGATACATAAGCAGAACCACCGCCGCCGCCGCCAGCTACCACTAAAACGTCTGCTGTCAATATGCCGTTAGAAACTACAAGATTTCCGTTTGCTGTAAAAACTCGATAGTTAAAACCGCCGGAAGTAAAAAGAGTGCCGCCGGTTACAGATAAAACTGCGCCGCCGCCAAATAATCCTGCTGTAATAGCACCAATCATTATGCAATGCCACCGGCAACGTACCAAACATCTGTAGCAGTCTTGATGCAAACTGCTGTCTTATATTGAGCCAAAGTAGGAGAAGCCGCTGTTGCACCGGCTGAAAGAACTGTGGTTGTGCCTGATGTGACTGCGCTGATTGTGCAGAGTCCAGCACCCTTGTTAAGGACTGTGATTGCTGTACCTACTGGGAAGGCTACTGAGGCATTGGTAGGTATCTTAAACGCAACTGCTGTTGCCTTGTTCATTGGCACTAAGACTTGGTACTGATCGTCAGTTACTGCTGTGTAGTCTGCTGTTGCGTCTGCATCGATTGTAAAGGCAATGAGCCCGTTATACATGGCAGCGGTGAGGATATCACCGGTCGTTGCTGGGAATGTTGGCATTTATATCTCCTAGTAAGTCATTGCGCTCACGCCAATTATACCGCGTTCTGCGCTATTCAATACGAACCCATCGACGATGGGTTCAAGTGTTGTAACTGTGCATTGCATTGCGTTTGGACTGATTTCCCACCTAAGTCCCTGCACCTGCAAGGTCTTGACAATAGTAGAACCGTCAGGCTGGATATTGGATATTCTCACATTTGTAAAATAGTCCAAGCCAATTATCGTGTCAGTTGGAACTGCTGGGTCTAGTAGATCAACCGTCATGGCATCGATTCTGATAACCGTCTCAGCTCTAGTAGCCACATAGGTTGCAGCAATGTTGAGAGCGTTTGCATCAGTATCAATGACCAAGTCCTGTGCGCTGTACTGATGAGGGAAGTACTTGGCAATGCTTGTTGCGTTCTGATAGACCTGCGCTGTGCCGCCTATGCGCTGCATGCTTGCTGAGTTAATAATGAGCTTGTCATCAAAGGTAAAGACAACGTTACGGTAAGGGATACCGCCGGTCTGATTAAACTCGATGGGAGTTCCAGAGATAGATGAAGCAACCTCATTGCGGCTCTTGAATATGGCTGTACCTGAGCCGTCAATATAGAACGCACCTTGCTCAGAGAATTCTACATTCTTGATTGCTGCTAGAGATGTGCGAAGTGTTCCTGGGTCAGCCTGACATAAAGAATTGCCGGTGCTGATGGTTCTCATGCTGTTAGGGAATTGCACCTGATCTAGTATCTTGCCAATGCGTGTGCCGGTTGCCTGTCCTGCACCTGAATCTGCAACTGTTGCAACCTGAGCCAAGTTAAACAAACGGAAAGCATCGGCAGCGTATATGTCCACATAGCCCATCTGCTCGGCTTGGTCATAGAAGTATCGGTACTCTGTTGTATAGCCTGAGAATAAGAACTCCTGCGCTGTGGCTGTTGTAGCTGAGACACGAATCTTGCGAAGCGGTACAAGGTAAGGGTAGAACTCAGAACTTGTGTTTTGTGGATTCCATTGAGAAGTAGGGTCAATGATTCTGATGACTGCTGTGCCAGCTTCATAGGTATCTGATTGGACGTTGCGCCCATGGTCAATGGTTATGTTACGGACTTGCGGAGTAAGGTCAATGATTGGCAAGGGAACGGTAGAACCTGCAAGTGTGCCAGTACCTAGAACTCCGTACTTAGCATCTCCGATAGTAAACGGATAGCCGAATGTCGCACCCGATGAGAAGTCGAAGGATACCGAGATGCTTGCTGGTAATGCCATGATTAACCGCCGCTTACTCGGTCAACGAATGATCCAATACCTGAAAGAGAAGAATTCTGTAATGATGATGCAACTGCTTTTCCATCGATTTGAACTACAACCTGAATTGGCCCTGTTCTATTTGATGCTTCTTCTGCTGCGCGGAAGTTTCCGGGTTGTGATCTAGGAAATGCTCCGACTGCAACGTTAGTCGCTGGGACACTACCTGCTGACTGATTTATCACGCTACTCATGAAATCTGTACCTGAAGGAGTTGCACCAGTAGCACTTGCAACTAGAGCTGCTTTTTTTGCAAGCATGTCAAGATAAGATGACCATGCTGTGAAAGGGTTCTTAGCATCAGGAAGGCTTGCAAGGTATCCTGCTAGGTCTTTACCGAGTCCCTGAGCCTTAGCAATTTCAGCAGTCAGTTTAGTTGCTTCTGCTGTGTTGCCAGTAATCAAAGCAAACTGAAGTTCAACGCGTTTACGATCCTCGTCAGATAACTTGCCTTTGAGTGCAGCAATGAGTTGAACCTGCTCTAGGTCAAAGATTGAACCGGCTTTCTTGAGTGCAGCCTGTTTCTTTTGTTCTGCGGTAAGAGCCTTAGTTGCCTTGACCTGTGTATCGGTAAGTTTCTTTAAATCTGCTTGGCGCTTTTTTTCTATTAAATCTGCTGAAGTCGAGCCGCCGCTGCCACCCATGAAGCTGCGTCCTGCTCTTGATCTTGGCTGTGAATCATTTCCCAGTTCAGCCAATTGCCCAAGCAAGCCATACTTAAAGTTAGCTGAGAGAAGTTTGCCTAAAAGTCCACCAGTACCAACTTTGTCAATGCTTTGTAACTTAGAAGCCAAGACTCCTAGACCTCGAACTGTATCTGCTGTGTATTCAGCAAGTGAAGCCATAGAGTCAGCTAGGTCTTGCACGTCTTTGTCTTTACCTGTTGCCAAGATTAGGGCATCGACTAAGCCTTTACCAATTGTCTCTTTAGCATTGTTCGCTGCTATGTCTAAGCGAGCTATCTGACCTGCGTAAGAATTTGCTGCATCTTTAGCTTGACCTGCAAAGAGGTAAGTTAGGCGCTCTTGTATTTTCTCAAAAGAGGAGCTGGTTAATTCTGCTTTGCTTAATCCTACGCCAAGGCGACCAAGAGCCTGAGTCTGTCCTAAATAAGCCTTTTGTAATGATTGTGAAACTTGAGTAACGCTTCTGCCTGTACCTGCTGCAATATCTAAAGCAAGATTTAGAAGCTCTTGAGCCTTAGCAATTGACAATGTTGATCTAAGCAACCTATCCAGCGCAGGACGAAGTTCATCATCTAGAACCCCAGTCTGCTGTTCCAAGTTTGATATGTAGTCATTGACCAACTTTCCTTGATTGCCAAATTCAAGGCCAAGGTTTTTAACTGTTCTTGCTAGAGAAAGGGCTGCCTTCTCATCTTCTGCAAAAGCCTTAACCGAAGCCTTGCCAAAACTAACAATTGCTGCTGTTCCAAGTCCTACTCCTAATGCTGTAGCAAGAGACTTTACTTGCTTAGTTAATTTAGCAGCGGCAGTCTCAGCTTTTTTAAATCCTCTAGTGTCAGCCTTTGACCCAATGGAAATAGTCTCGTTAAATTGCCCCGCCATTATGCTGCCTTCCTAGTAACGCTTTTGCGCATCTCGGCTCTAAATTGCGTAAGGGCTGTATCAATGGCTTTGAGCGTTGCGCCTTCTGCTCTGCCTTGATTCTTAGCCCATGCACGATAAATTAAACGGCCTCGACCTTTAAGGCTTGAAACTAATGGTGGCAAGTTCTTAATAAATTGTTCTCCTGCTTTAGGGTTATTTGACTTGCTAACCCTGTTGCTGTTGCTTCCGGCTTTAGGGCCAACCCAAGGCTGTCCTTGCTCACCATTACGACCAGCACTTTCGTAAATAGCACCTACTCGGCTTTTGTTCTCAATTCTCGCCATCGAGCTAAAGCCCTCTGAGTTAATTTTGCTTGGAGTTGTAGCAAAAGTTATTCCACCCTTAATTGTTGAGGAGCTGTAAGTAGGGAATTTTCCTTCACTAAATGAGCGACCTGACCAGCCACGCATAGGAGAGATTGCAGGAACGAAACTTTTTGCTTCAGCTACAACTGGACGTAAAGCCGCTGATATTTGTTTCTTTAAAGCCTTTTCTAAATCAGGAGTAAAGCGGCGCATGGCCTTGCGATAGTCAGCGTTTCCGCGTATTTCGATTTTGACTGCCATCGCTGCGCTCCTTCGCTATGTCCTTAAGGACTTCTATGTGTGCCTTGAAAGCCATCGGCGATAACTCGACGATAGTTTGAAACGGAACTCCATACTCGTAACTCAAGCGAGCTGCGAGATAGGTGACGGAGTTCCGATCTACTCTAAAGGGTCAGACTCTAAGACCTCAACTGACTTGAGTGTCTCTAAGAACTGCTCCCCAAAGGGTTTAACCGTTTCACCTGAACGACGGATTGCTTCCCAGCACAGCCAGTAAACATCTGACTGTTTCTGATCTTCAATCAAGGCTTTGTGAAAGCCTTTCTTTGCAAAGATTTCAAAGCTATATTCAAGCAACGGAGTAATTTCGTACTCGTTTACCTGTCCATCAGCCCTTGTTACTTTGAGTTTTGCCATTTTTTAGCCCCTGACTTAGTTGGTTAGAAAGTACCTGTTGTAGCAACTGCTACAGTACCAGAGACGTTCATAGACAAACTCTGTGTTCCGAGGTCGCCAACTGCGCCGTTAATATCTGTAGTTGAGTTGATAAGGCATGTAGCAGTATAGAGAGGGTTAGTCGCTGATACTGCTGTTCCCTTTGACTGTAGAAGAACAACTGTTACGTTAGTTCCCCATGCTGCCTGAAGTGTCTGTAGGACTGAAGCTGTTGCTGTGTCGTTCAAAAAGTCGATTTGGATTTGTGAATCCTCTAAACCTTTTACACGCTTCACCCCAGAATCGCCCATCGCGGTGACGTCCAATTCTGTAAAGTTGCGGTTGAGTGTTACTGATGTAACGTGGTCTGATAAGTCGACGGTATTAACCTTTACGCCTACCAAGTTGCTCATGAATACTGCCATTTAGGTTATTCCTCGTCTTTCTTAGTTGTTGGTTTTGGTGCTTGTGCTGCTGGTGGAAGCTGACCAATCTTGATTAGAAAGTCGGCTTGCTCCTTTGTCCAATCGTCCATCGATTAGCTCCATTCCGTTAGGGTACTGATTGCAATGTCGCAGACCAGTAAATCTCCAGAAGCGATTGATAGGACGCTTGGCGCGCTCACGCTTCCTACGTTAAAGACAATGCTTGAGGCATCTAGTAATTGAAATACTCTGACAATGTCATCTTCCATACCAGCAAGGTTGCCAGCGTTATCCAGCAAAGGCACAAGTATCTGCAAACGAAACATAGCCATGGGCGCAACAGAAGTTCTATCGTTGTTAGTTGGGACAATGTAGGGATCGGCTGGAGTCAAAATTAGGCTGTTAGCAATAGGCGTGGCAGGTGGAAACGCGAATACTGAATATTTAGTGTTATCGGCTAGAGCCGCCGCAATGCTAGACCGTAGGGTAGTTATCGCTGGCATCAGCCCACCATAGAACGAGGGTCAAGATAAGGTGCAAGCAAACCGCGAACGCGAGCAATAAGCTGCGAGGACATTGAGTAAAGATTACCCATTGATCCGTCTGGGTTCATGCCGTTGCCTGAGTTAGTCTGTCGCGCAGTCCAGATAGACACGCAGACCATAAGGCTTGCTTCTTGAATGGCTGGAATAGTTGTGTAATCGATGTATGTCTCTGCCGCGGCTGTGCCAAAAGGGGCAACTGTGTGGCGAGGATTATCGCTTGTGTGACTTGTAGTAACGCTAAACTCTTTGATTCCAACTGTTGTGATTGTCTTAGTGCCGTTGTACTTAGTTCCAGCATTAGTAATAGTTACTGATTGACCAACGTAAAAAATTTCTCTTATATCTTCATCAAAGTAGAGAGTGCCAACTGTGCCTACATTGCCATGAGCAACGATTGGCTGTTGATTCTTCCATAGAAAAGGCAACAAGACATTATCTCCAGCATCACAGACGGACTGAATTACGGCATCGGAATATAAACTTCCAACGCCAAGTGCCGCTTTAAGTTCTGCAACTGTGGTGATGCTCATTGTTATCCTTTCTAAAGACTTGAGGGAGCTGCAAGGGCTCTGGCAGCCCCCTCAAGCGACTTAGGGTATTACTTGTGAATTAAGTCTTGTTGATACCGAACGCGCCCGCACCAATTTTGGTTGCGATTGCGCCGTATCCGTACATTGCAACAAGGATTTCTCCTGAAGCAATTACATCAGCACGAAGCTGATAAGTTGGTGACTCGTACCATGTGTAAGCAGTTGGGTTGATGATAAGGATTGAATCATCCTTGTCTGTGTCATTTGCTGATGGGACGTTAGCAGAGACATAGAGATCAAGACCAGCCACGTTGCCGCGGATGCTGTCTGGACGTACTACGCCGCCAGCGTTTGATGGCTGTGATGCCATGTAGATTGGGCGACCTGACTCGTTAAGTGTCATGAGGTTTGCCCATTGTGAAGTGTTAGCAAGGATGTTGCGAGCAAAACCCTGTGTGTTTGTGTAAACAGATGCTGCACCGCGTGATACAAAACCAAGCAATTCTGCTGCTGTTGGGTATGTTGTTAATGTTGTTGCGTCTGCTGTTGCTCCAGATGCAAGGGCTGTGTAAACCGCTAGGTCTGTTGCCTTTGCGTACTGTGCTGCCATGTTGTTCATCAATTCTGTGATAAACAATGGTGATGAACGGTCAAAGAGTTCAACTGAGAATTGCTGTTGTCCAGCATACTTCTTGACTGATACTGTGACGAATGATGAAGCCTGATCTGTGTTAGATGGTGTTCCAGCTTCTGCTGTTTCTGCAACTGTTGGAAGTGTTGTAATCTTAGGAATTTCGAAAGACATTCCTGCATCTGGCAATGCGCCAGTTGAGATTGCATCGATTGCTGAACGTGTGTTGTTAGCAAGTCCGTTGATGACAGTTGTGAGCTGACGTGTTGGGATAAGTCCTGCGTTGTCTGTTGTATCAGCTGCTGCGCGGACATAGTCGCGTGCTTCATCTGATCCGAGTGATGCTCTGATTGTCATTTCTAGCTGCTTTGGAGCAGAGAAATCAAGGCGTGGCTTTGTGTAAGCCATTGCTGTAATTGTAGGGCGAGCAGCTTCTACAGCCGCAGCTTCTACTGGTGTTGCTTCGACCGGAGTGGTATCTTCCACGACTGTCTCGCTTTCTGTTTTGGTTTCTTCGACAGGGAGAGTTTCCTCTGCCGCGATCTCTAATACTTGAGCAGACTTAAATGCTGGCTCGGTGACTAGAGAAACTTCTTTTAACTTAGCAGCCGATACGACTGTGTGACCATCGCGTGATGGCTTTGATGACAAAATTTCAGCGCCGATAGAAAGACCTGAAACTAATCCTTCTTGTGCCATAAGTAGTGCGTCACTACCGCCGGTGCTACGGGATAACTTAAATGTTGCATAGATTCCGTCTGCGCGTGTTTCAGCAGCAATCATGCGACCGATAGGCTTCTTCATGTCGTGCTGCGATAGCAACTTAATCTTGCTGACATCGCCAATTTCAATAGAGCCAGCTTCAAAGGTATAAGCGCCAAGGTTAGTGTTACCAACCTCGCCTGTACCAATTGGCACAATCTTTCCAGAGATTTCTCTGCGATCTTCGTTGCACTCAATAGATGCAGCTTCTATGTATAGGGTTTCCATTAGATTCCGTTCTCGCTTCCGTTAGGAGTTAAATCTTCCATTTCCATTGCCTGTTCAGTTGTAATTAAACCAAGGCTAAGCATCTTCTCTAGGACGAGTAGGCGCTCCATTGGTTCAGTACGCAAGAAACTGTCATCTAAAGCAAACTTAACGTAGTGTCCTGCTGTAGAGATGTCATCCATTGAAAGACGTGATTCAATCGCTGAAACATAAGGCTGAAGGGTAAAGGCATACATCTGCTTACGCTCATCTTGCACATTGGCATAAGTCATAGTTGTGTTCTGTGATGCAGATACATAATATGGATCAACAGCGCAAAGACGGGCGCACTCTGTCGCAAGGTTCTGAATTGCATCGTTGTAGCCCATGTCTTTAGGGCTAAATCCGATTGTCTGATAATCAATAGTAGATGTTAGGTACGCTGTGCCGTTATTTAGACGAGCGCGCTTCCAAGCTGATAGAAGTCCAGAGACTTCTTGTGGTGGAAGGTCTGCGCCGGTGTTCTTGAGGAATCCTGTGGCAGAAGGTGTAGCAAGTGCAATACTAGCTGCGCGTTGCGCATCGAGGGCTGCCTTAATTGTCTGCGCACCGATGCCTAGAATTCCCTCATCCTTTTGGAATGTAATAAGAGAACCGAGACCGGACATAGGGACTGGCTTACCATCAACGCTGTATTGTGTTACAAAATTAGTAGAAGGATCAGTTAGAAAACTTACGCGAGTGTTCGCAACCCAATTAGCGCGAGCCATGCGACCATCTTCAGCATAGACCTCGGTTATCTGCCAGAAAGCCTGTCCGTACATAAGGAGACTGTCTAGTGTAAAATACAAAGTCAAGAAACGTGGTTGATGAATAGAAGGTTGCTCAACCCAACGAGGAGCAGTAATCATTTCGCCTGTGGACTTCTTGTAATACTCTAAAGGAATGCTAGAGATAGTGCCGGAGATTAGATCGCGGCAGCGTTTGATTGCTGGGACGCCAAGAGCCATCTCGCGTGACACGATTGCTGGAATATAATTATTGAAGGTATAAAAACCATCATTCATTATCTGTGGCGCTTCTTGCGCCTTCATGACTTGCGACTTACGCGAAAAGAGACCCATAGAGGGCAATTATACACTACATGTAGGTCATTCGCTGTAGATTGCCGCTACCTGTTGTGGTTTTGTTAATTGATGTACAACCATTGCTGTTGAGATTGCACCCGATACATCTCCAGCACTCTTGCGTTTAACAATGCGCCAAGATGAGTCGTTGGTCTTAGCTGCGCAGTTGTTCATCTGTTGAACCCAGTTTTCCATGCCATTATGAACTAAACGATGATTGACCAACGCATCAAGTAAATCGCCACAAGCCTGATAGAAAGCAGCGCCGGATATATCCATGCAGACCTGTCCAGCATTGGAGAGTCGGTCAGCGATAGATTGCGCTGTGTACTTGTCGTAACAGATTTGACGGGGACGATACTGGTCAGCCCAGCCCTTTATATCGGCTGCAATCTTTAGATCATCAACACTTACTTGGCTTTCCCACGTTTGTAGTATTCCAACTCCAATGCGACCATCTGGGAGTATCTGTCCAGCAACCAAACTTGCATTGCGCCGTGACGGAGATACATCGAAAGCGAACACCGTATAACCGCCAGCCGGTATTGTGAGACTGGAATCTGAAGTGTCCTCAAGGACTCCATGCGGCCAAGGAGAGCTGAGAGAATCAATCCATTGGCATAACAGCTCAGTTCTAGTATTTTCAATAGGGCTTGTCGCAACTGCTTCTTCAAGGGCTTCCTCGCTTATCATGTATGAGAGTGCCGGATTAGCCATTGCCCATCCGTTACGATCTGTTATCTTGCAATATTGGGGAGCTGAGTACTCATAAAACCCAAAAGACTTAGGAGGGTTTTCTAAAGCTCTTTCTCGCATCCCGTTGAGAACTACCGAGAAAGCGTCTCCTGCATTGCTGGTAAGAAGCGTCTGAGAATTTGGACGCGCTCTAGTTGTAGGGATTGCCGCTCTGTAACCTTCCTCGGAGATTTCTCTAAGCTCGTCGATAAATAGGAAGTCCGCAGTTCTTCCGCGAGAGCCATCTCTAGTTGCCGCAACAACATCAAGCCTTCTTCCGTCCAGCATCTCAATAGACTCAGTTCCGTTGGCGTAGCGAATCTGTTTAACGAATCCCTTGAGATGGTCATTATTCTCCAATACTTGTGCGACTTGTCGGAAGGTGTCTAGTGCCATGCTTCGATTAGATGACATGATCAAGATGTTCTTACTATCCCACTTAAGCAGATGAGCCAATATCAGCATCCTAGCCAAGTGAGTCTTGCCGTTCTGTCTTGCAATGAGCAGCAGGTTAGTCTTGCGAATCCAGCTTCCCGATTTATCTACCGTGAGCATATCTTTGAGTACATGTTCCTGCCATGGCAGTAATGGCATCTGAATAATCTCAGCCAAGTCTTTTACATCTTGCAGCTTGTTTTCGCCCTTCAAAGCAATCGAGGAAAGCCTTGGTTTGGTTGCCCCTCGTATGACTTTGGTGCGCTTGGCTGGCATCGGTATTAGTTCTGGACTGGTCGGGCTGTAAAGGGACTGTCTTGGTGCAACTTCGACTGTGTCGGAGAGAGGCGGGCAGG